CTACTATTGTTCCACTTGCACTTATATTGCCCGATGCCGTTAAATTAGTTACTGGAGCATTATTAATATTTAAAGAACCAGATATTATAAGATCATATGCATCTACACCTGTTAAAGCATCTATAGATTGTGAAATTTGATCTGCTGTAATTGCATTTCCCGTAATAATTGCTGATTTATCTAATTGTTTTGCCATATCTATAAATATTATGAATCTAAGTTAACTAATATGGTAGTATCAGTAACATTAGAACTTTGTAAAGGTTGTGATAATTTTCCTACTGCTATTAACTCATTTGCACTATTATATAATCCTACTGTTGTAATGTAAGGTTGAAAATATGAACCTGTTAGAAAATCGTGAGCTACTCCATCCGCTCTATTTGTTAAAGCCGTAGGATTTTGTGTGTATGTAAATTCATTTGGGTTGATAGTACATTTATACTGAGATTCATATATTGTCATTGTACTTTGAAATGAACAAGTTACATTACTACCTGAGATTAAATCCCCCATTTCTCCCGTTTGTGTTGGTACACCATATACTCCAGTTCCATATAAAGCAGACCCATAAGTTCCTCCTGTTGCTCCAGATGAACTAGATATGGCTGTTAAGATTATAATACCATGTTGATATATAATATCCCCAACTTTAATATTATTTTGTAAAATATTTCCTTCACCATCATCCGTAAATACTGATGTGTCTCCCTCAAATCTAAATGTTCCGGGTTTTACATTTTCTCCAAATAAATTAGAAGGAATAGAGATAACTCCTATTTCTTCATTTGATCCTGTTGGAAAAAATCTATTAGCATCTAAGGTATTAGGTAGATAATTTTCATATGAGGGTTGTTCCGATCCTCCTTGTCCTATTCTTACACCATCTATACCAATAGAAGAAGTAAAAACAGAAGAACCATCTTCACTTCTTAAATAATTTGTATAGTATAATTGTTTTATAGAATTATATACTAAAGCTTGAGATTGGGTTTTTAGTTGGCCCGTAGTATCAGATCCAGAAACATAGGGTATATTTCTTCCTAAAAATCTATCTATACTAACATTTGAGGAAGTAAATTCACTATCTCCTGTAAAAGTAAAATTTTTATTTACTTTAAATGGAGTGCATGTAACATCCGATGTTGTTAATGGCTTGTAAACACTCATTCATCCTAAAAATCTAATTTTACCCTTACTAGCATTTCTTTTGTAAAGTTTTTTTCTAAGGGTCTTGATAATTTAGCTACAGCTACTAATTCATTAGCATCATTATATAAACCAATTGTTGTAACATATACTTCAGGATTGTTTATAAAAGAACCAAATATAATTTCTCCCGTTGAACCTGATATAAATGAGGGGTTTGTAGAATAATTAAATTCTGAGTTTCTTGCTCTTACAAAGATATAATCAGAAGTAATTGTTTCCTCTGAATTTAACTGAAAAGAACCTCCATCTATTATTGAATTCACTAATGTTTTTTGGTTAGTACCATTTGTTAAATTAGATGTTCTATTGGCATCTAAAGCAATACTTTGAGATAAAGCCGCCGGGTTTAATAATATGGTACCTACATCGGGTAAAAATAAACCGTAGGAACCTGAATTTGTAACAAACCCAGTAGTATCTACTGGACTACCGTTTGAACCCGATACTACTTGATATACTCTATTGGATCCTATAAATGTAGCTGTGGTTTCATTATTTACATTAGTTGTCAAATCTACAGTACCTCCCGATCCAGATAATTTTAGATTAAATGTATTTGGAAATAATTTTTCCTTATATCTTGCTCTATCCACTGATATAGCCCAAAAATCTTCTGGGGAAAAAGTATTTGTACCATCACCAAAAGTAAAATTAGTATTTTCATCTTCTAATATTAGGGATCTATATTGACCATAAATTGAAGTTGCAGGTGTTAGTCTTGGAATAGTAGAATTAAAATGCTCACTTCCACTTCCTAATCTATTACCGTATGCTATCTCAAATTGAGTTTGAGCACTAGCTAAATTTGATGCTGTTTGAAAAACACTTATATAATAATTACCTGAAGTACCTGCTTCTTGTACTGATGAAGTAAAAAATTGAGTTAAAGTAGCTGAATTAGTAGACCAAGCTACGGATTGAACAGAATCGGAACTTACTAAAAAATCCTCTGCATCTAATAATTTAAGGCCCATTTTTTATAATTTTTAATTTGTTGATTTATTAATTGTAATAGGTACTGTAATTCTTGCTCCACTATCTAAACCTACTATGGTTAATGTTGTATTTAATTGAACGTTAGATCCAAATAAAGTATTTACTGTTGTTGCTCTTAAGTTAATTTGAGATCCTATTACTGTTGAGGATACATTTGTACCTATTGTAGTTGTAGAAGTAGCATTTTGATCCTGAGCTGCTGTACTTTGGATTCCTACTCCATTAAAAGTAGCTAATGTTCTAACATCCGCTATTGTAGCTGAATATCCAGAGGTTTCAAATGTAGTAGCATTACCTAAAAAGTTTAATGTCTGTGGAGTAATTGCTAGGGAAGCACCTTGTTTTAATGTTATTGCTGATAATCCTAGATCTAATACGGGTAAAACTGATGTACCCCTAGGTAAAGTAGCTAACTTATATTTCATTATTTGGTTTTCATCAGCAAATGCCTCTAATAAGGGCATATCATCTATTGCTTCTCCATAAAAAGCAGAACCCTGGGGATGTGTTGGATTATATAGTGTATAATCTATTTCATCATCTCCTAATGCAAATTGTGTTATTCTAAAAGAACCATCATTTTTTGCTAGTAACTCTCTGCCTTTTTTTGTTAAAATAGCATCAACTGTTACTACTTGATTATTTAAATATCCCATTTTTGTTTAATTATATGTTATAAATATGTATATTATTAGTTTCTTAATCACGTTGTTTTTAACCTGTTTGGTTACTTCCGTATTCTTTTGTAATTTCTTCAAAATTTTCCGTTATATAGTCAGGTACAAATTCACTTGTAAAGGCGCCATTACTTACTCCTCCACTTATTTCATCTTGTACTATTACAAATTCATTATTTCCTGCTGCTCTAGCTTTCCACATTAAAAATCCTAGAGTGAATTCTCCTCCCCCTATAAAAGAAAATTCTTCTATTTTAGGGTGAACATAAAATCTAGCTGCACCGGCAGTAGGACTATCTTCATATATTCCCTTAATTTCATAAACTCCCCTAGAAGCTAGAGCATTTACAAAATTTCCATTACCATCAGTTTGGGAATATACAGTGGGAATGTAAGGATTTAAATTTTGATTTTCAAATCCAACTTCAAAATTTCTATAAAAAGTAACAAACCATCTTTCCCCTTTATTTAATGATGGTAGTATTGAACTAGCTACTGATGATCCCGTAATATTACTTGAAGTAATTGGTATAGTTGCTCCTGGGACATATCCTTCTTTAACAATACTAAGGGGTTGATTATGTTTTAATGTGAAAAAATCATTTCCATTAGTTAAATTACCATATACTCCCAATCCACCCGTTTGAGAAGAGGTAGCCATAAAATTAGCAATAAGAGGTACTCCAAATTCCGTTGTAGCTATTTTAGTAGTATTTGGAAGTACAGGGGTAGTACCAGCAGTAGTACCATATTGATACATGCTAATTCTATTATTTACAGGATTATTACCATTTAATATCTGATAGTAATTTCCTCTACTTTGGGTAAATGAACCAGTTAAACCATAATTTGTCCATTCTGAAGAGGGTACATGACTTACAGTAATAATTTCATCTCTTAGTCCATCACTTGGGTTTATAGTACTTATTTGTTCAGGGGAACTTACCGAAA